CCATAAGCATCTTTACCATCTTGTTCGGCCTCCTGTCCTTCGGCTGGTGCGGTTTCTGTGGTTCCAAGTGGAAAGAGATTAGCCGCGATATAGACATCATCACCTCCTGTAATTGGCTCTAGTCCTAACCGTTCCCTAGCTTCATTACGAGAAATGATGCCCTCGCGGACTGCTTGCGTTACGTTTTCATAGATGCGTCTGCGGCGTTCCACCATTGCTGGCACTGCGTCAAAATCATACTCAATATAAATATCATCACCATACATCGGTGATAGCCACTCATTCAAATCAGATTGTATGCGCTTGGCTAACGGAATTATCGTTTCTTCGTAAAGCGCGAGTCTTGCTTCTTGGACATTCGCATACGTCTGCGAATCTGGAATCCCAATAAGTTGACTTGGAACCCCAAAACACAAAGCGATATCCTTTGCCGCCATGTTTCTCTGTTGCAGAAAATCCATGTCTTTAGGGCTAAGACCCATTTCGCGCCAATCAAAATCCCCCTCCAATAAGAGTGGGCGACCCGCATTAGCTGGACCCTTAAACTTAACATCTAAATCATCCTGTAGCTGTTGACGTTGACCATCACTTAACTGGATAGGCATACCCCTATCGCTAGTTGGCTTGAATATAATAGCACCGCTTGGCCTTGCGCCATTGTTCAAAAGGCTGATGTTGTGTTTGTTAATAGCGTTATGATTATCAATATCTACTGCCGCCGCCATCAGCGGAGATAACCCATAGTAATCATCTAATGGATTGTAGAGCTTCATGTGCTTTACTTCAGATTCACCTGTCATCGGGTTAGAATCATATGTTTTGATAATCTTGCTATTGATTACATACTCATAACCTTCTGGTGTTGATGTCTTGCTTGGCTTAACCCTCACGCGGTCTGGCCTTAACAAATAAAGCTCCCGCACCTCACCCGCCACATCTGAACGGATTGAGTAGTTATTGCCTGATAAAAGCAAATAAGAATAAACAGCTTGGAAATACTCAACACCCGCTTGCATTGGGTTGGGGCGTTGAAGCAAACTTAATATTGGATGCTGGTCTAGCTGTATATCACCTTGAAACGCTTTGAATGGAATACAGGCCGCACCATTGGCAATCTCATTCACGCAACGATAGACAATAGCGTTCTGCCTATAACCTTCATCAGCATAGGCTTGATAATTATCCCGCCTATAATGATTGGTGCTAGTGGTGCTTAAGACAACCTGTGGTGCTTCCTTGTACTCTATTGTCTTGGTTTGTAAGAAGTTAAAAAAATCTCTGATGCCAGCCATTATGTGATTCTCCAAGTAGCCGTCCCACTGGATTGGCTCAGTTCTGTCAACGCCCAGACTAAGGCATCAAGTCTATCGGGTGATTTCCTACTGCCTACTGTAAATGAGCAAAGCTGTTCTTCTAGCTCTGTAAACATACCGACATGAGAAACCTTCTTTTGTTCATACAAAGCGGCTATAGGTTCTGCCCTTACCATCTTACCCCTAGAAGCATTTACTGGTGTGTATGATACTTCGTTGTCTATTGTTCTTATCAGACGTTCCACCAAATCGCCACCATTATTCACTTCTGCAACAATGCGGTCAGCTTGATACTTGTAGTACATATCAATGGCTAATCGACCCCACCCATCTGGTGTCATCTTACCAGAAACATCGTCTAAGACATAGTACCTTCCATTATCCGCTTGCCCCGCAATAACAATACCAGTTTCATCAGACCCCTCATTGTTGGTTACGGCAGGGTCAATAGCAACGATAATTCTCCGTAACTCAGGAACCTCATCCTTGGTAACCCTTGTTTCATCTAGGTTCTTGTAGTTCCAAAGCGCACCCTCGCTATCATCTAGTAGCTCTGCATAAAGCTCCTGTCTGCCAAGCCTTGTATTATCATATTTCTCTCTAAGCTGTTGCAATGCCGCTGGCGCAAGATTGGCCTCGTTTTCAAACGTGCTTCCTCTTGTGATTACTATGCCCTTGCGCTTCATTAGCCCACGAATGATAGGCGATGGCTTCGGGGTTGTGGTGATAACGCACTGAGGGTTCTGGCCTAAACGTAGACCAAACATAAGCTGGTCAAATGTTTCTGGGTAGAACCAAGCGGCTAACTCATCGCACCAAGCTCTATGAAACTGTGGACCACGCAAACGGTCTGGCTCTGTAGCACTGAAGCCCATTATCTTTGAGCCATTGTATAAGGTTATCTCTGAAGCTGAAGCATTATAACCCCTTCCCCTGCCTGACATTAAACACTCTGGGGGTAAATTCTTTATAATCCCTGATACCCCGCCAAAAGCAACACGCCGTATATCCCCGAATGTGGGCGTGACAACGGCTACCTGAACCTCTGGGTTGCGTAAGGCATACATGATTGTATCCATAGCCCCTGTGCGCGTCTTGCCCCAGCCCCGCCCTGCGAGGATGAGCCATATATTATAATCGCCATATATACTTCGGGGCGGAGTTAGTTGAGAATCACGAGCCGTTGATTGCCACTCATTGTACAGTGTGCTTGTAGCGAGATGACCTTGCCTCTGCAATTTCGTCAAGTTGCTCCATAACCTCTCGGAAGGCTTCTGGATTGCTGATGTCTGCACTGACTTTACTTATCTCCTGTGCTTGGCCTAAAGCTAGTTTACCTATTTTTTGAGCGTTCATAGCTATTTGAGACAACTCCCTTAAAGTCTCAGTTTCTAAACCGCCGTGTTGGGGGTTGGCTTCTTCATCCGCGAACCCTCTACGCATCCTTGTCGCTACCTTCTGCAACATACCCTGCGCGATAGTTAAAGCTCTGTCATCTAACTGCTTGCCGCTTGCCAGCATACGCTCAAGACGCTCTGCATCCTGACGTTGCTCTATTTCAGTCTGGATACGATTTTTCTCTGCTTGCCAGTTTTCTTTATCAACCAATCTGTAAAGGGTTGCCCTAGCCACATCATGCCGCTTGCATAGAGCCTCAACGGCTGGATATACACGCTGGCCTTCTGCATTTGTGTACCCATGCACGAACTCATCCCTGATAGTCTGTCTAAGCTCTGGTGTAATTTTGTTTGTCATAGCTCTACGTTATCACAATTTCTCAGTTAATCTCAGGTTCTTCTTCAGCAACCTTTTTCTTCAAAAGGATTTGATGCTTAGTTGTCCATGCCTTGTTGTATTCTGCATCTGCAAATAATTTTGAAAAGCCTGTTATATGTTTCAGACGTAATAACTCATCTGGCTCCATACCCAAGTGATTACATATATCTGCATCTGACCAGCCGTTATCAAGCATACTGAACACCATGTTTGACATACCGCCTACTGAGTGCTTACCCCTAGCTCGATTATGCCTTACGGTTGATGCCATGCGGTCATTCATATCTTTTTCTAAAACAACAATAGGAAGCCGCCCTTTATTACGCTCCCTGATGTCATCGTTGTTCTTACAGGTGAAGTACCTATGGAAACCATCAATTATAATATATTTGCCAATTTCTTCGTCATAAATTGTGACTACTGGCTGTGTGTAGCCATCATGCAGTATTGATGTGTATAGCAAGTGCATTTCTTGACTTGCTATGCTGTTAGGGTTGTAATCATTAGCTTGCACATCATTAACATCTACCCAGCGCACATAATCTACTGGCTGACTGTTTAATGGGCTTCGTTGGTGTATATTGGCCTTTATTGCTTCTAAAAACTCAATTTGCTGGGCTTCTGTCATCCCCTTCATATCTTCATTTATTTGATGAATTGCTAAATCAGCCGCCTTTGTGTGCCAATCTTGGTTAATTGTTAGCATTTTTCAAAACCTCTAAATTTGACACAATTAAATATTTACACTTGTATTCATCACCATCTTCTATTGGCGTTGTTACAGTCTTGATAAATTGTCTTTGCAAATCATTGCCCTCATCAATCCAAGAAAAACCATTGATATAAGGTTCATAATCTGAAAAATCATTAAATGCTTTTTTTATTTCACTTGGCTTGTAATAGGTTTGATAGCCTTTGGTGTAACTGTAATCCTCATGACCGTCACCGCAATAAAGCACCGCCATGAACCGTGATTTTGTTTGATTTATTTTCAAACTTGTTTGGATTATTTTTATAAATTCTTTGATGCCCATGTAATTTACTTGACCGTATATAAACAACGCCAAGTCAATTTTGGTTTGTGGTGATGACTTAGTGGCATCAATGGATTGAAATGAATGGTCTGGAAATTTTCTTTGTGCTTCTTCAATGCTTTTTTCTGATATATCAATCCCATGATAATTTCTAGCCTTTAACCCTGCTAAATCAATAACATGACCTGTGCCACAGCCAATATCTAAAATTTTTTGATTGAAAATTGTAGGCCAGATAGCAGACCTTATAATCATGCCGATTATTTTATCTTCAATAAGATGAATTTTATCCATGTACTTAGAGTCGTAACTAACCGCCTCTTTATCATATATGCTTTGGATTTCATTATTATACATTTTTACCACCATATTCTGCTTCTATTACATGAGGCTTTAGCTGTTTCAAAGTTGATGGGTTTCTCGTCCTGTCATGTAACTTGCCTTTTTTCCAATCTCTATAAACAATTAAGGGTGGAGAATTTATGTAAGAGGCCAGTTTTGCGAACTCAATATCATTGACAAGCACTGATTTTATTTGTTTTTTGAACATCTCATCTGGATTGGCTAATTGGTCATACAACACATCCATCTTTGCCCATTC